TAAACGATCTTCTAAGTCGCGTTTTATTCTTGTGTTTGCCATGATAATTATCCTTTGTTAGCGCGATCATACGATGCGTATGCGCGGATCATTTTGTTTCGTTTTTCAACATCGTCCCACGCACCAGCGTCTTTAATAGCCTGGACACGCTGAGGACTTAACGTGATTGTTCCAGGTCTTGCGCTGGTTGTGTTTGCCACTCGGCTAGAGGCCGTTGGGCCCGCTCTACGAGTTTGCTGTCCACCTTTACTTGTGTAACGGTGTGGCAGACGTGACGATAAACGATTATCCAACTCCTCCCAATACTCAGAATCACTTGGATCCCATCCGTCTTGGGCGAGTTCTTGATCAATTACCTTGGCGATTCTACTATCTGTATCCCGAGCTTGCGGGTCATACCAGGAGTTTTTCTTAAGCCACTGAGTTGCGTTTCTTTGCACTTCAGTGCTAATCTCGTTTGGTACATTTTGCTTTGGGGCTCTTGCTTGCTCGAGCTGTTGTTTTTTGTAGTACTGAGCTTGTTGCAGACGCTGTTTGGCGTCGGTCAATTGCTCTAAGTACTCCATTTGTCCAGGCGCATCATTTTCTTGCGCCGCTTGCAGCATTTTCATTTTGGCGTATTCTACACGAGTTGCCTCGTCTTCAATTGCCTTATCAATCTGCACAAACTGGTACGACGCCGAAGCATTTTCTACTTTAACTAAACGTTCTGCCAGTTCAGCGTTACGTCGCTCAAGCGCACTAATTTTATTACGGGCCGTTGCGTCGCGCTGTTTATTTAATTCTTTCTTTAACCTGCGCTCTTCTCTACGTGCCTCGCGAATTTTTTCGCGGTCTTCGTTTGTTTCTTCAGGATCAGAATCCACCTCGCCACCATCAGCAGCTTCTACGGGCTCATCGTCATCCTGATCACTGTCTTCGACAGCATCATCTTTTTGTTTTTCTTCGTCTGGAAAGTAATCAACATGCTCATCCAGTTTGGCTAAAACGGAGCCATCACTTTGTTCCTTGATAGGAACGTCTTTTTCATTATCTGCCATAATTTTCTTTCAAAATTAGTCTACAAACGCTTTCATTTTCTGCGCATGTTCAAACGACTTGATGCGAGAAATGATTTCACGTGCCTGGATGGTAATAAACACCACGGGGGAGCCTTCATCATCCGGGTTAACAACGAACCGATCACCTCCGTACTTAATCGTACGAACTAGATCGCCAACTTTACACCAGGGGCCTTCAATCCAAGGCTCAAGCGTATCTGGCGACTTATATGCCAAAGGTCCAACTTGGACTACTTTTGCAACGGTCTCATTGAAACGTAACGTCTGTCGGGTCTCATCAACTAAAATGATTCCACCCTTACTTTTAGCTTTTTCCCGTCTTAACTGCACTAATACACGGTCTCCAGCCACTTCAACACCAGGGTCTATCTCAGGAAAACACTCTTGCTCTGAGCGAAGATCTGGGTCTTCTTTTTGTGATATATCAAATGCCATGCGGCAGTCCTTTCTTGAATCTTACGATTCGTCTTCGTCGTCTTCCGTTAAAATCTCGTTAATAATATCCAACGTAATCTTAAAACCCTCGTGTCGGCCAACCAATCTCTGGTAGTCCTCAAACGAATTTACGTTAGTTCCCGCGGTAACGGATTCCGCTAGTGATTTTTGCTCAGCCTTTACACGACCGATAATTTCAGATAAAAAGTCCTTCATAATTTTACTAATGCAAGTATATGAAGGAATCCGCCCTAAAATTAATAAAAATTGCCGCCTTTGATGTCTTTAAGGTTTTTATCTGGCCCGACTTTGCAGTCTTTAGCCATTTTGTTTTGGGCTGCGCCTTTTTTCCAGTTATTACCCCGGTGGCTGCCAGATGCGCCTTTGTCGATGGTTTTCTCGCCAGGGCCGCCGCCGCTACATATTTGGCCGGTTTCCTGGTACGTTTGACGAAAGCCTTTTAAATTTTCGGCCATGTTATGCTCCTGTGGTGGGTTTTGATTGTAGTGCTGCCTGGACGGCCTGTTTGGCTATTTCGGCGTCTGATATAAATTGCTGTTTTTCAATCTCGATACCATGCTGACGGATATCTTTTTCTGCTTCGTTTACTGCTTGTATGCCAAGTCTTGCTTGCTCTTGGGCGAGCGCCATTTCTTGGTTTGTTATTTGCAACTGTGCCTGCATTGCCGCCACGCGCTCGCGCGAGGAGTTATTCATGCTGTTAATTGCCACGTTGGTAGAGTTTTTCTGGTTATCCAGTTCGGTTTGTACTTCGTACTTGCTCTGTAATTCCATGACTTTGCGCTGTAACTCGGCAAGTTTAAGCTCGTAGTCTTGTTGCGACTTGGCCTGTTCCATCTGCATCTTAAGCTGTGACTCTTGCTGTTTACGCTGAGTTTCAGCCATTTGGGTCTTAAGAATAACCTGAGCCGTTGGATCGGCAGAGGCTGCCTGTTGAAGCTGTGCCTCTTTAGCTTGCTGTACTTTTTGAGCTAGTTGTTGTATTTGTTCTACAAATGGTTGCATTGTCATTTTTGAATCTTGCCCAACCATTTGCGAGGCCAAAGCTAACGCCTGTTGAGATTCTAAGTCTAGTGGCTTTTCTTGGTGTAACTCTAACGCATCTCTACCGCCAGATGCCTGGGCCACGTACGCGCGCATGGATTGTAAATAGTGCAGCGTTAAGTGTTGCTTGATGTGCTCAAGTGCGTTAGGTGCAAACGTTGGTCCAATCACTGGGTTAGCGCCATAGGCTGGGTTTGCCGCGTACTCAAGGTGAATCTTAATGTGACTGATGTGGTCCTGGTCTGGATACGCCGCCGCTGGTCGTCCCATGGTCATGGCGACGTTTTCTAGCGCGGGATTGGATTCTTTTGCCCCCAATGGGTTTGGTAATATCTCGTCAATGTTAGGGATTTTAAGCTGGAGTAGCACTCTGCGGTAAGCCGCACGAACGTCAAACATTCCAGGTGGTGCTGAGGCCGCCATTTGAAGGATGGCCTGGTTCTGAGCTAGTCGCTGTGTCTCAGAGAAAATGTTAGGGTCAGATACCGGGCGTACGTCGTTGTTGTACGAGAAGTCACGAACCTCAATTGCCTCGCCGGACTGGTTGTCCATCTGTTCCAAATACCAGTGGTTAATGCGAGAAATAATTGCCAGTGACTTAGCTTGGCTGCGGTGTAAACGTGCGTGAATGCTGGAAAATACTTTAGCGCCTTGCTCAATAAGAGCTTGGGCCGTACCAACCGGCATGTTGTTGTTTGCCTCGCCAATCTTTTCTTCTGCGGTGGTGACAACGCCTTTGGCTGCGTCAGTTAACCAGCCAAGTAAATTAAACAATACGCTGGATGGTTGATTAAACGGCATTGGCATTGCAATCTTGCGAACGTCGTCAACACCAGGTGCTCCCTCAATCTCAACTACTTGCGTAGGCTCGATGCGATCGCTTTGCCCACCAATTCGTCCACCTTTGAGTTTAAGTAGCGTTTGGGAATTATTAATATGCGCCGCGTCAAGGAGAGCACGTAAAGCACCAGTGAGAGCAGCGCTAAGACCACCAATAAGATGGGGAAGGCCAATAGCATAAGCGCCACGCCAAGGGATAAATTTAAACTCGACATACCAGTCCAGTTTTTCAAACTTTTCATCATTTGCTTCCCAGTTACGATACAGACCCAAGACTGTGCTTGTTGTCTCATCAATCATTAAAATGTAAGGAGCGCGTTGTCCTTCAGTTTGATCGTCTTCATCCAAACGCATGAAGCACGTAATCTCGTAAACACGACGCAATCCGTCAATGTTTTTAGAGGGTATGTCTTTGCCCTCAATTTTATCGTTTGCTTTTTCAGATCTTGTCTGATCATTTAACGGTGCATCTGAAGAGTACACGCTGTCAATGTCAACGTAGATACCTGCGTCAATACGCTGTAAGAACGTGTCTTCAGTAATGTCTTGTACTTCAGTGACGCGTTGCGATGTGTAGAAGTTGGTTGACGAGTATGGCAACAATATGTTATCAATCGCGACCCACTCACAGATCGGACGTTTTTGTTCTTCGTCCCAGCGCCACTTAAGGAACTGTGATCCACCTAACGGCAACTGAGTAAGCAGTTGCTCCATTTCATCGCGGTACTCAGGCACCTGCTCGGTTAGCTGCCAGTTAAGGAAGTTAACCTTACGATCTGCTGTCTCTTCTTTTACTCGATCTGCTTCGCCCTTGATGTTAGACTTAACTAAGCCATCGGGTGGAAGTAATTCTTTAGCCGTTGACGCAGCGAAGTCAACGCAGGCCTCTGCCATAACCGGGTGAACCACTTTGGAAGCACCGTCAAACGTCGCCCCTCCAGGTGCATCTTTTCCAAGCCCAGTTCTACGCAATCCTTCTTCATACTGTTTGTCTCGTTGTGAACGCGACTCTTTGTCAGCGTCAATTAAATCTAAATATTCCGTTGCCAGAGATTGTAATGTACTCTCATCAAACACCTCAGCCAAGTTCTCGTAGAACTGTGGATTTTTTCTTGGGCTTTGTTTTTCTTTATAGTTGACAACAACGGAACCGTCTTCTAACTCAATGACTTCTTCTTCAACGTCGCCGGGTTCTAGCCCAAGTGTTTCTTCATAGTAGTCCATCTCGGCGTCTTGTGCCATGGCCTCTTGTATGTTTTGCTCGGTTTCAAGGCCAGGCAAATTTGCGCCAGACTGAATGGGTAGTGTTGGGTTTGCCATTATTTTTTAATCTTTTTTGAAATTGCGCTTACTGCTTTTTTGATTGGCTTTGCAAAAGGGAGGGCGCTTAGCCCGGCAATTCCGCCAGTTAAGGCCGCGCCACCAGTCTCTCCTTGCCCGTACTGACGGTACATTTCTGGTCCTGCGTCAATAATAGTCCCCGCCGCCGAAAACGGATTTAAAATTTGAAGTGGTAAATATTCTATTTGTTGACCTTCAGAGCCAGTCCCAAATAATCTGTCGGCTGGTTTATCACCAATCAGACTTGCTATTTTGTCGCGCATAAAGGTTGTCGCTGTCCGGGGTTGTGCTTGAAACGTTGGCTCATCTTGTTGTAGTTTATTTGGTGCGTAGTCGTAGGCTTGCATTAAAGCTCGCAACATTTCCGGGCTTATTTGATCTGTGCTGCCGCCGCCTGCAAAAAACTTGGGCTGTATGCCAGACTCTTCCAACATTGCCTGCTGTGGGGTCTTTAACATACCAGGAGAGGCGGGAGTCATGCCGGCCTCTTCCATTAGTTTTTGTTGGGGGGTCTTTAGAAAGTTCATTTTGAGCGGGTAGTTATTCCTATTTATACTAATGCACAAATACTAGGAGATCCGCCCTACTGGGCGTACGGGTTCACAAATCGCTTGCTGAGGTCGTCGTCCACGTAACTATAGTCTCGAGCTGGTAGCGGGTCGAGTTGGATCCATCCAGAATCACGTAAAACGCGCAACGCTTGCGAGAGGGAGTCGACGTAGTCATCGTGTCCGCCAGCCTCTGGAAATGAACACACCTGACGAAGAAAACGTTTTGCCCAGTCTGCATATTCTCCTTTTCGTTGGGGTTCCTCTGGTATCCAAACTTTTCCTTTAGCTACCAGTGGAGAGACAATGTTTAATCGTTGCACCTTATCGGCACGTCCGGGGTTGTATCCGCGTACCGGTACCCCGGCGCCTTGGAGTTCTTGGATCAGCGAGATACCGGCGGACTTATCTTCCATCAGTATCAGGTCCGCCTTTCGGCCTTTGCCAAAATCGTTATCTGCTCCGTAGACAACCTCTTTAAAGTCGTTGATTACTTTCCTGCGTAGCTCGGGGTATGACAGATGCTCATCCCAAGCGTCTAGTAGTATAATTGCCGTGCCGGCGTCTTGCTGTTCAAACACGCCCCAAATGGTGCAGGCGGTTGGGTCGTTCATTGTCTTCTCAGAAGTCGCCGGATCATACGAAGCAATGACATACTCCAGTGTTGGAGTCGGCTTGTTGGCTGGCCAGAGCTTAAACTGTTTGCGCTTGATAATGCCGGACTGCTCCGGGTCAAGGATTTCGCCATAGATCTCTTGGCGGCCAATGTCAGTGCCATCGTAAGTCTCAAGCTGTTTGAAGAATGTTTCTGAGAGGTTGGCTCTGTTGTCATAAGACGAGGCGTTGGACACATATACGTCCCCGCCTACTTTGCCTTCGTTTAAGTCTACAATTAATTCTTTTGGTTTTGGTGTAGTGGTAATAATCTGCTGGACCCGAGGGATGCGTGGGTCCTTAAGACGGAGGGTAAACTGTACGCCGTCGTAGGCGTCGTCAATGTAGTCAAATGCACACAGCTCGTCAAACCAGGCCCCATGGTATTGCTTACCTCGGTAACGCTCGGGCTCAGAGGCGGGGATGCCCTGTATAAGAGATCCATTTGTAAGGGTGATTTCAAACAAAGATTTGTTGTAGTCTCGAATGAGTGCAGGGGGAATAATGTTAATAAGTCCGGAGTCTCCCTCAAAACAAGTTGCACGTATATCGTTTGATGTTGGAGCGGTGACGAGCCAACGGGTGTTGTCATAAGTCCAAGCCCGAATGCCAATCCAGTGGCTAGCAGTGTGCGTCTTACCCGATCCACGACCGGCAAGCATAAGAAACGTGTCGTACTCACCATCATCTGGCTCCCGTTGGTGTGGTAACGCCTGCAGGTGCCACTTGACCTGCCAAACGGCGGCCGCAAGCTGGTCTTTGGGCCAGTGCGTGCGTGCTTGTGCGAACTTCTTTAATTCAAGTTCCTGTTTTGGTGTTAACGACATGAAATAAAACCCTCTCCTACGAGATAGCTGTTATCCGGCCCTTCTGTTTCAATGTGAACACAGGTTTGTGGCTGGATCTTTGTAATTTTTTCGATATACCTGCGCGCCTGGTGTATTTTTATCGGTTTAGATACCTGATTAGGTACCAGTTTTAACCGGGTTCTAAAAATTAACGTGTAGGTATTATTTTTTTCTGTAAATGTAAGGCTAGTCTTGCCACCCAGCGATTCAACAAGGCCCTGAATGGACAGCGCCGTGCCGTAATGTGTGGTAGAGAACCTAAACCGGTCTTTACTGGGTAGGTATTGGCGCGGTTTTGCAAATATTATGCCGCGCAGCAGCTCAATTCGTTGTTCTTTGTCCGCCAGCAGGTAGTTTGCCGGTATTTTGGTTGGGATACCAGGGGCCAACTGTGACTCTATGGTCGGAGATATGGTAAACTGCCGCCAGCCGTTGTGTATTGTCTTGCGGATCTTGATTTTGTACCCAAAATCTTTAAGCTGTTGCTCTACTTCTTCCTGTGTCGACGGGGTTGTCGTAAAAAATTTGCTAGGTTTGCGGTTTACAAACCAAAAACCAAAGACAAACGGTGGCACGGGTAGGGTTTGGTGGGGTAGCTCAATGGGTTTTGTGGTAGGGATTGAATAGATCTTACAATTTGTCCTGTCTTTTAAGTTACCATCTAGCAACGTCTCCACATTCATCGGCTTTAGTGGCCGCCTAAACGGATGGTAACCCTTGTACTCTATAACCCTATCCCTGTATTTAAAGTTTTCCACTAAAAATTCTAGGCGCTTGTCACCAGAGATTGTCAGATAGTCATTTAACATGACTTCGTAACAACTATCTGAGAAGTATTCCTGTACCAACTTTACCTTTACCGGTTTACCATTCTGGTCAAACAGGTAGTCACCCGGCTGGATTTTGTTTGCTGGTTTCCAATAGTCCAACGTCAGGACTTTTTGATTTGCTAGTATCGCCATAAAAATTATCTAGGACCCACTGGTCCAACCAACGCCCTAACGGCGCCCTAATTTTGTTTTGGATTTCTACGGGCAGCCGGTTAATATCCAGGTACTCGCAGGCCTTTAAACGAAACTCAATGTACCTAACCGTCTCTTTGTCCAATATTTCAATTGGCGCGTCGGCAGAGTCAAAGTTGTCTAGGGTGCAGACCATGACACGAAAACCTTTAAGTTTTCCATCGGAATCTTCTAATACACCCTGGATCTGATAAACATATTTGTTCATACATCTACTAATGCAAACATTTGATTGTTATAGCCCCAATAGTTTTTAACTATCAATTTTGCTCGCAGTAGCGCGGGGGTTGCGGCACTTGCGGGGGTATATTCCAGGTTACTCTCTATCTTTATTTTTATTTTTAAAAAATATAAAAAAGAGTAAAGTAACCCCCGCTACCCCCGCATCCCCGTCGAACATCAAGGACTTAGCGCATTTCATTTCACATTGTGAAATTTACTATACAAATTTTACAAAAAAAATTTTAAGAAGTTGAGTTTTGTGGGGAATGGAACGAGCTTGCGGTCTGTGGGGCCCCCGGGCCGCCGCCCCGCCACGGGACCCAAATTGGTGCATCGCATCATGAAAAAGCCCCCCGTGCACCAAAATGGTGCACAAATTCACCGCCTTGGTGCGCGTGCACCAATTTGGTGCACAGCTCTAGCGCGCCGATGTAAGTGAGTGCTCACTAACATACTGGCACCGCGCCCCCCTGCCAAGTAGCCCAACATGGCAGTCCGAGCCGAGCTCGTATGTTAGTGAGTACTTACTAACATGGTAGCCCGAGCCGAGCGCCCACTCTGTCCCCATTACTAGGATGGTAGCCCGAGCCGAGCGCCCACTCTGTCCCCATTACTGGCACTCGACCTGCCCGACTGCTAAGTTAGTGAGCGCTCACTAACATGGCCGGCTGTTAGGGTAAACACCTATTGACCGATTAAACGCATTTTAAGGGGGCGCCACGCCACGATCGCAGTTCGTGGGGTCAGTGTATTACCTCGGTGTCGATCGTTTAACCAGCGAGTTGGGGTGCCTCCACAAAGGCTTTGCGGGCGCGAGGGTTGGGCGCTGGGGTGGGCGAGATGTTGGTCAATCTGCAGTTCAGTAATCCCCCACAATTTAGTCAGGTATTTTATTTAGTTGTTTACATTCGATCCAAAAAGTCTGTACAATAGAGACATCGGAAGTGCAGTAGCTAATCTACTCAACAGGTGACTAAGTACCAACCTGTATAATCATGTGGCAGACCTAGGATATAGAAACAGACCTAGCGAAGAGTTACCCACGGCGTTAGCTGTCGCAACAGTGGGCAATACAGCGCAGTATGTTGCTGGGTTATCAAATAGCAAAGCGGGAAACGGGGTTTGCCCGAAACGATCGTCACGGAAACATTCGAGTCAGCGATCAAACAAGCAATGCGAAGAGCTTTGACCAAGTGTGCAGGGTTACGACCTGCTTAACCCAGCAACACACTGCGCTGTAAGATAGTAGTGCTCAGAGCGCATTGTTTACCAGTGCGCTCGAGGCAGTACTAACCAAACAACAGGAGATTACACCATGGCAAAATTTACTCTACTCAAATTAATCGACGAGAAAAAAGTTGTGCCCGCAAGATTGTTACCTGAGCAATCAGGTGACTGCCTTGAGTGGTCAGTAGAAGAAATCAACACCCTGCAATACAACACCAAGACCAAGCAGTTTAGTTTTGAGGTGTACGAGTTTATTGATGATGATTATGAGCTAGTCGAAACCCTTGGTCACGACGACGCATACAAGATCGCATTAGATGAGGGTATCTGTTACAAGTAATACAGGTCGAAACCGGAGAAATCCGGTCTGCACGTCATGCGTGCACTGATGATGACCAACCAACACGGAGGCTATATGGGTGAATTGTTCAAGCTCGAAGAGCTGTTAAGATCACTGCTAGTTGAAGACCAATTACTCTTTGAAGAGGGTGATTGGGACGCACTGGCCCAAGTTCGCATGAGTATCGACGCAGTGCGAGACCAAATAACCAGTTTAAAAGGAGAGTAATATGCAGACAATTAACATCGGGCTAGACAACCCATTCACAGGTAAACAGAACACTGTCGACCAAACCTTGGCCGTAGCTATCCGCTACCTCAAGGGTATCACCAACATCGGCGTCGTAAAGGATCGTGGTGAGGTGACTTTGGTTGTCACCTACTTCGAGCCAGTCGGATCGCTCACAGTGCTCTGCGCTGAGCTCGATCAGGACTGCGTCGCAGTGCTCGACCATGACATCGAGCGGGGCACGCTCATCGGGCCCAAGGCCAGTGAGTGGGGTGGCTTTGACCCCGAGCAGTTTAAATTCATATAACAGGAGGCAGTATGATTCAATCACAACGCAATGTGCTGTTAGCACTAGGTTTTAGTCAACGCTCCGACGTGACGTTTATTCGTGAGACCGAGTCTAAAATTGAATTGTTTTACTTGTCCGGCGACGAGTTTTTAATTTTGAACAAGGCCTCTAACCTTGTCGCCCGCCAATCATTTGGTAGTTATTTTCAGGAGATATTATGAGCTATATATCAAATGCAATTATCGACAATGCAGTCGATTTAATTATCAACACTAGAGATTTTTGTGGCGACGAAAAGAGAGCCATCAAAGATTTTTGCAGTGACGAGCGCATCGCCGACTGGCAAAAGGTGTGGCGCATCGCCAATTTTAGGGCCAACGCCCAGTGGAACCGGTATCAAAAAGATGCCGGTGTTAACCCAAAATACACATTCTAGGGGGTAGTATGACAACACAATTAATTTATAAGCGCGAGATCAAGCCTGACGTTTTTGTGGTGTGCACCCTGCGCAATAACCATTATCAGGTACAACTCCACCGCGCGGGTGATGTCAAGTACGAATCGACGACGGAGCCAAGCCGTGCAATTGAAATTATAAAACAATACATTGAAGAGGCATAAGCTCAGTCTATGAGCCACTGACCCAGTATAATGATTACATCAACAGGAGATAATATGAGCTACGCAAAGATTTGGAACCCAACAGGGGATATAAAGTTTGAGGTGCGCATGGACCCACTGGGCGCCGGTAAGTACGACGTGTGGGCAGTGCAGAGCGGGTACGCTCGTGCCGTATCAAAAGAATGGTTTGACAGTAAAGATGAGGCCCTTGCATTTTTCAACGCACGGGATTACAATCAATGGATGGAGGAACTACAATGAAAACATTACAAAACTATGTAAAGCAGGCCAATGACTGGAACGCCCTGTTCAATCACCGCCAGTACGATCTAGGCAACGAGAGCGATCGTCAGGCTCTAGCACGTCGCATTGACAACGAGTTGAGCCCCGAGAACCTAACCATGGACGGCGAGCTCTCACGCTCTGTAGTAAACCGCAGGTACAATAATCTAATCCGAGTCGCTGAGCAGTTACAGAAACTCGATCCATCAATTCAATTTTCGGAGGTGTAAGAATGAACATTACAATGACAATCGACCAGTACAACAAAATCAAAAAACTCGCAGATTTTGCCCAGTGGTACATAGACGAGCACTGGGGTGCCACAGGTAGTAAGGAAATTATTGAGCAGTGGGAAGAAGATCGTGACGAGGTAGAGCGTGGCATTAACGCTCTTGAAGAGGTAGACCAACAAATTCAATTTAGCTAGGAGCGACAACATGACAACGTATAACCTAACAGTATTTACAAGATACTCACTAGACGTGGCTATCGAGGCAAACAGTCAGGAAGAGGCAGAAGAGAAATTGTGGGAGCTCTACAACGACGGCGTGCACGATCCCGTGGGCGACAAATATGCCGACGTAGAGACAAACATCGAGTTCCATGGGGAGGCAGTATGACACGCAAACACAGACTAGCATTTAACGCACTCAGAAAGATCAACGCACCCGTATACGAGCGCTATGACATTAAAAACTTTCAGATTAGCGCCGAGCATAATTTCGACCCGAAGTACGGCGATACATTGTGGGCGGACTATTACGACGGGCAGACAATCGGATCAGATTGGGAGTTTGGCGTCAACCCATTGATCACCGAGACGTTAAACAAGTACGGACTCTACGCAGAGTGGATTAACGCAGGCGAACTGGGAGTATATGAATGAGCTTAACTAAAAACCAATTGGCATTACTGAGCGATATCTTGACGCAGTATTGTGAGGACTGTGACACGTCGAGAACCACGGCGCACCTAGTCGACAACATATGGCATACAATCGCTGTAATGCACGGACTGATTGACGACGAGCACACCACACCTAAATTTGAACCTGCAGAGGAGGAATAACCATGGCATTCTATTACTTTGGCAACATAGAGTTTGGCGATTTTGTAAAGGGCGACGATTATTATCCGGTGGCGCTGATCCACGCAGTGCACGACACCCGTGAGTTTGCTACCGAGGACGAGGCAGACGACTACATGGTAGAGCAAGGGTTTGGCGGGTATGTTAACGCCGACTCTAAGAACATTGAGATATACTTTGCAAAGAAATAAAAAAGTCTGTATAATAAATTTTTAACGGAGGAATTATGAACACAATTAACGTACCATCATTTACAGCAGTACCTGCACGCACTGACGACATCGTCGACCAGTTGGGCGCAGTCAAGCAGGCAATCGACGAGCTCGAGGCAACAGCACGCAAGTTCAAAGCAGAGCTCATCAAGCGTGGCGTAGGCACCTACGAGGGCGCTAAGTTCTTTGCCGAGGTGCAACACTACGATCGTGCCACGATCAGTCCAACACTGGTGCGCAAGCTCAGCAACGACGAGTTCGTTAAGCAGGTTACCGAGGTCAAGGCAATCGACGCAGTTGTTGTCAAAGCACTGGGGGTGTAGCATGAAACTGACAGTGATTGGCGCCAGTACCGAGGGCAGTATTTTTGCCTTTGGACTGTACGAGACAGTGAAAAAAGCAGAGGAACGAATCGAGAGCCTGCAAGAAAAGCACCCGAGCATTTCGTTTTTTTGGGTTAAGATAAACAAATAGGGAGAGAAAATAATGCACGGACTACAAACAATGGCTTACCTGAACCACCAATCTGCCGAACAGCAGAAGTTTATCAACGACATACTAACTAGACCACGCCCCCCTGAGAGAAACCTGCTCGAGGTGTGGATTGAATGGAAGAGAGAACAAGATGAGCAATTACAAGTACATTCTGATTGACGAGTTTGGCGGGGCCGTACGCAAGTTTGCCAGTAAGATGGAGGCTACCCCCTACCTTACTTGCGGGACACGCTTGGCGCCCCTGCCAAAGACTCCTAAAGTCAATCTATACCAACAGGCAATCCTAATACTAGGGGAGGCACCATTTTGATAGCAATAGGGTTTTTAATTGCATTGATATGTTTTTCTGTATTACAGGAAGAATTTTCATTGGGCACGTTTGGGTGGTTTGTGGTGGGCGTCATTATGATGCTACACAAAACAATTGGCACAGTAATTTTAACACTATGGGGAGATCGCATTGAAAGAAAACGACATTCTAAGTGACTACCTGCAATCACTGTATGGCATCGAGCCATTGACAGTAGAAGAGGAGCACGAGCTCGCCAAGAAGATTCAGGCAGGCGATGAGCGTGCGCTTGAGAAGTTGATCACGCACAACCTGCGCTTTGTGGTCTACGTCGTACGTAAGATGACGGCGTGGAACCACGGCAAGGTGCCGGTGGAAG